AGTTACCTCGTTACGTACAACAGAGGTACACACCGAAGGGGGTGCGAACATTCAGGTTCAATCCCCCTCGTCAACTTACTGACACTGGGATTGTATCTCGTAGAGAGTTAGGGAATAACTTTAACGAAGCAAAGAAGATCGCAGATTATCTGAACAAGATTGTTGATGAACATCGTCAAAAGAAACTGACAGATTTATCAGTTACCAGATCAACTAAGTTGTCAGAACTTTGTGACATATATCTTTTATCTAATGATTTCAATGCTTTACGAGAATCTACAAAGGCTGATTACATATACTTTATACGAGTATTGTGTGATAGTCTTGGTGAAAAGAAGTGGCACACTATATCTAGTAGGTTAGCCAAGCGAACTTATGAGCTTTGGGTGAAAAGAGGTGTATCTTTTGCCAACCATGTGTGTAGTGTAGCATCTAGGATCTACAACCATGCAACTGAGATGGAGTATGGCAATCATAATCCTTTCTCTGCCATTAGACGCAAGTCTACACAGCCTAGACGTGTGGTCTGGGCAAAGGAGCAGGTGCGTCAATTTCTTGACTTTGCATATGGTAAGTATGAGTATCGAAGTATAGGTCTGATAGTGCATATGGCATACGAATGGTGTCAGAGAATAGGTGATATGAGACTTTTAACATGGGACACAGTTAACATGGACAAGGGACAGCTAAACTTAGAGCAATCTAAACGTAGATCAAAGGTGTTTCTTCCCATAGGTGACGAGCTATACGAGATGCTGTTACAACAGAAGGCAGACTTTGGCTTTCAACAGTACGTAGCACCGAATGTAAAGCCTGTACAGGGCAAGTACAACCCTTACAGCTTGGAAGGTGTATCGAAGATAGGAAGACGTGTCATGAAGCAATGTGGACTGCCTGACGAGTTACGTTTGATGGATCTAAGACGCACAGGAGTGACCGAAATGATAGATAGTGGAGTCCCAATGGGACAACTCATGTCTGTTACAGGACACACCAACGTGCAGTCTGTCAAACCTTACATGAAACACACATTTGAGAGTGCAAAGAATGCTCTCATTACAAGGAGTAAGTATAATGTATAACTTATATAGTATACTAGAAGGTATAGAGTTAGGTAATGGTGAAACTAAAAGAATAGACTGTCCTGAGTGTGGTGGTTACAAGACGTTTACGGCTACAAATAACATGGGCAGACTATTGTGGAACTGTTACAAAGCATCGTGTAGCATATCAGGATCGAAACCTGTGCATATGTCAGTAAACGATATACGTCAGGCTATTGAACGAAAGGAGAAAGTACAAGAAGGATTTGTTATGCCTGAGTATGTTGTCCCATACAGGGGGCAGCCTGACATAACTAGATTCATGGAAAGGTTTGACTTGATGGGTGGACTGTACCATGACGTAAAAGACAATCGTGCTGTGTTTCCGATCATGCAGGACGGTGTGGTTGTGGACGCAGTTGGGCGAAGCCTTAGAAATAGTCTGCCTAAATGGAAAAAATATGGGAATAGTGGCTTGCCATTTACATCAGGTTGTGGTAAAGTCGCTGTAGTTGTTGAGGATTGTGTCAGTGCCGTTATTGTAGGCAGTGACGTGTATGTTGGGGTTGCTGTGTTAGGCACGTCACTGTCAGACATACACAAGAGGTATCTGTCACAGTTCTCTTCAGCTATCATAGCTCTAGACCCTGACGCACTACCCAAAGCTATGGACTTCTTTAAAGATTTGAAG